ATCTGAAGATGACTATGTTCTTATAGAACAAATGACAGATAAATTAATGAGAGATTCTGATGCTAATACTTTAATAAGTAATGGAGATAAAGAACGTATTATTGCTTGGAATAATGAAGAATATGATGTAAATTGTAAAGGAATGCTTGATGTTTATAGAGAGGATTCTGGAATTATAGTAGATCTTAAAACTACACAAGACAGTTCATATAATGGATTTGCAAGCTCTGTAAGGAAGTTTAAGTACTATAAGCAAGCTGCATTCTATTTAGATGCTGTAAGAGCACAGGAATTCTATATTGTAGCAATAGAGAAAAGCCCTCCATTTAGTGTAAACATTATACAGATTGGAGATAATCTACTTGATAAGGGTAGAGAATTATATAATACAGATTTAGAAGTATATAAATACTGTATTGATAATGATTATTGGCCAGGAGAAGGTTATGATTTTCTGGACAAAAATTCAGAACGAACTATTCACATAATGAATGACGATATATTATGAAAAACTCAGTAGTATTTGAAGGAGGTATTGATAAAGTTAGTACCTTAGCAGATGGTAGCTTACGTATTTATATAGGCACGCCTGAACTATCTAACGAGACTATGGTTAATGTCTTTAGTTTAATTAAAAGACCAGGATACGTACTTGTATCTACTAATCCTCTTAATCAGGATCAGGTAGATGCGGTTGAACAAGCTACAGCTAATGCAGAATTTAATGAAAAAACTCCAAGCCAAAGACTAAGAGCTGTTATGTTTAAGCTTTGGGATAAAACACAGCCAAAACAAATTAATGGTGATTCTGGCGAAATGGAATATGTAGATTTTGACTTATTCTACAAAAGAAAAATGAATGAAATTATTAATCATTTAAAAACTAAATTAGACTAATGGCAATAAAATCTTTTGTACATAGAGGAAATCCTCAAAAAAAACGCCCAGGCGTACATTCAAAGAATGCATCTAAAAATCAAAATGGATATAAAAAGAAATATCGTGGGCAAGGAAGATAAACATTCTAAATATTATTTTGAAGTAGACAGAAATGGGTGTGCTACTACTACTTCGTATAATGATAAAATACCATCTTATTATGTTGGCAAGCATCATAAGTATCAAGCACGTAAAATAGTTGAAGACTTTGAACTAACCTATAATATAGGAACTGCGGTAACCTATCTTCTTCGTGCAGAACGTAAGCACGATACGCCAATAGATTGTATTAAAAAAGCAATAGATCATTTACAATTTGAATTAGAAAGATTACAGCATGAAAGTAAAAAAAGTAAAAAGAAAGACATTTAAAATAAGACCTTCAGGCAGGTCTACAGATTTTATTAGTCCTAGTTTTGGTTATGGTTGTTTATATAACTGTTCTTATTGTTATATGAAACGCCATAAATCTAGAGGACTGTCTGTAGCTACAAATACAGAAGATATATTAACTGAAATAAATAGTCATGCTGCTTTTGCAATAGTAGATAAGCCAAATCAAACACATAAAAAATATATTACATATGATATAAGTTGTAATGAAGATTTTGCTTTACACGCTAAATACCATGAGTGGGAAAAAATATTTACATTTTTTAAGAATCATCCTGTAGTTATGGCTAGTTTTGCAACAAAGTATGTAAATCCAGACTTAACTACATTTGATCCTCAAGGGAAAGTACGTATTAGATTTAGCCTTATGCCACAACATAAGTCAGATCTACACGAGCCAAATACATCTAAAATTATTGATAGAATAAAAGCTATTGATGCATTTATAGATGCAGGCTATGATGTACACGTCAACTATAGTCCTATCATAGTATATGATGGGTGGCTAAAAGACTATGAAGAAATCTTTGATATGATGAATACTTATGTAGAATATAAAGATCAAGTATTAGCAGAATGTATATTTTTAACACATAACTTTGAAAAACATACTTTAAACTTAAAGAATCATCCACAAACAGAAGTAGATATATGGGTTCCAAATATACAAGAAACTAAAATTTCACAATATGGATGTGAGAATGTTAGATATAATTACAAATTAAAACGTGAATATATTAATCAATTTAAACAATTGCATAATAAAATAATACCTTGGAATAAAATAAGGTATATATTTTAAAATTAAAATTATGAAATCAGAAAATCAATATAAAGATAGTGTGTTATTTTTTCTAATAGCAGCACTAGGAATATTTGCTCTTATATTAATATTAACATTTATAAATTAAAAAAATGGAATATACAAATGTATTACAACCTATTATAATGATAGGAGTTTCTTTTGGAATTGGTCTTTTTTTAGGATCATTCTGGTCTTTTTGTATTATGTATAAAAAAGAAAAACAACTAGAAAAAGAATTAGATTCAAAGAATAGATTGCTAGAATCTTATATGACTGTTTATGAAGACGATGGATATGAAGCATATTAAAAAGAAAATCAAGAGGTTAAAACACTTGCTTGGATTTCATAATAAAAAGTGTAAAAGACGATTTTTCACAGAGAAAAATACTTATATTTGTCTTATAACTGGTAATAAATTTAAAAGAAAAAATTATGAGCTATTTAGAATTTTTAAAAAGAAGTAAAAACCATACAGATACACGTTGGATAGTAAAATATAACACGAAAGGATTTGTTAGAGAAGTAAAACAAATTTATAAACCTTCGGAATATTATGCCGCAAATAAACACAAAGGAGATAATGCTAGACCTTTGCATAATAAAAATGTTCTAATTAAAATTTTAGAAAGTGACAAGTCGAGAAGAGCTTAGATATTGGACAAAATACAAGCGTTACTTAGCTAAACTTATTAAGCAAGTAGACAAGCGTATAAGTAAGTTAAATAAATTAGTAAAATGAATATAGTTGTTATTTGGCCGTCAGCTCTACGTTGTAATTAAGAATTCCTTGTAGTCCGTTTTGCCTGCTATATATAAAAGCTTGAGCTTTCTTTATATTTCCTATAAACCCTTTACTATCGTGCCAGTAATCAGTTGCAGACATAGATGATAAGTTTCTAACGGTTATTCCGTTAAGCTCTTCTATGGCCTGTAACTTTGTGGCTTTGTTAGTATGATAATGACCTCTGTGTACTTCAACAAAATCTACATCACTCCACATATTTTTAAATCTTTGAGAAATAATACCTGGAAGATCATTAGTTTTAGGGCCGTCTCCATGATCAGAAATAATTAAATTATTACCATAGGGTATAGCTTTCATTAAACAATCACTATTATCAACCTTAACATTTTTATTGTTTTCGTAATAAAGTTGTAAAGTATCTCCTAAATGCATAACAGATTCTCTATCGTGATTTCCTGGAATTACCATAACATGTGTATCTGCTACTTCAGATAATATATCTATAGCTTTTATCATAAGTTTTCTAGCAGCTCTATACATATCTATATGATAATCTGAATTAAATTGAGGCGTTCCTCTTGTGGTAGAAGGAATGGGCCAGTCTTTGTCTGAGTTTAATAAATCGTGTCCTACAATAAAAAGTACCTTATCTATATAAAACCCTTGAGCTCTATACAATAAATGGTCTATGGCGCTTAAAAGACGTTTTTCGGCTATATCTATACTATATTCATCTCCTTTAATACCTATTTTACCTATATGTAAATCAAATGCAGATATTTCTAATAGATGTAAATCTTTTCTATCAGTAGGTCTTTTTCTTTTAATTTTTGAAACCTTTGGTGATAAATTACGTAAGTCTTCTATAAGTTGTTCTTTAATTTGTTTTAAGTTAAGTTCTGGCTTAATTCTTTTCAACCACGCTTTAGTTCTAAACATAGTTATAGTAATAGGTTTTCTTTCTTTATCAAATCCTGTTACTTCATAGGTACCAATATCATATTTTTCTACTTCCCATTCATTTTGATCTACACTACACGCTTCTAATAAATCATCTAACGATTTAACTCTGACACAATTCTCTGCTGTGACGACAGCATTGTTTTTAGTTTCTTGGAAATTTAATACTTCTTTTTCTCCAGGCTCTACATCTGGATTTTGCTTTCTTAAGTTTCGGGCAACAGTTCTAATTTGCTCGTAATTAGTTCCAAATTTTTTGGCTGTATCTGCGTATTTACTACGCATTAAGTGAGGGTTTTCTAAAAGATATTCTCTAATTTGATCATTCAAAGACATATTATAAATTGTTAATTATTCTTCTATTCCGTAGCCATGTTGGCTTTTGAGTGATAAATTTATAGGTTTTAAAGTGTGTTTTTTACGATTACCTATTAACTTCTTAACTACTTTATTAACAATTTTTTCGTCTGAAAATATACTTTCTTTATCTATTCCTTTAACTACAACATCATTTATAGTATGTTTATATTTTCTACTATCTTGAAATGTCCAATCTGATAACCAAATAGGAATATTGTATTTACTTTTAGGCATTTTTACTTACCTGATTCTGATAACAAGTATCCTTCCATTGTTGACTTTACTCCCATTGTTGCGCCTACTGTAATAGCTATCATTTTTACATCTACTTTTGATGGTATTAAAATAGGATGCATAAATGTTGTTTGTGGCGCATCAATATTTAAATATGAAGATCCTACGTTTCTATACAATTCATAAAGAATCCCAGTCTCTCCAATATTAATAGAATAATTTACTGCACTAGTTGATGTTACAGCTGATATATCTGTTGGATTTACTTCAACCTTTTCTATATATAAAGATTTACCTCTAGGCACTGTATAAATTGAGCTTAATATAGCGTTTTGTGTTGCGGTAATATATGCATATGTTCCTGACGCACTTGATCCATTCCAGTATTGTAAACTTATATTACCTGCATTATTTAATCCTGTTCCTGTACTTACTACTCTACATTCGTTTATTCTGAAATAACTATTTACAAGATGAACTCCAGTAGTTCCTTTTAAAAAAACTACTTCTTCTATTTCGTTATATTCAGTATCTAATCCTTTAATATAAACACTTCTAGCTCCTGTGCTATTAAAGGTTGTATTATCAACATTTAAAGGATCGTTACTCCCATAGTCTGCAGCATCACTACTTACTATATAGTTAACTGGTGTAGTGGTAAGTGGAAACGTATAAGTTCCTCCTTTTGTCCAAACGTCTTCTGGATCACTTGATGTAGTGATAGCGCTATTATATCCTAATCTATAAAAAGGTTCTTTACCTTCATCGGTTATATATGATCTATATACCATTTTAAGAATCTAGATCTATATATTCTATTGTTACTTCTTTTCCTTTTTCTAATTCTTCTGCAATTACAGGATACATACGTTTGTAAGCATTTGTAGACTTTCCTACAAACCCATCTTTAACAATAATATTATTTTCTTGAGAATCTCCTACAAGCAAACATCCTGCAGTATGCTCATCAGTATTACCTGTATGAATTAGAATAAACTCAAAGTTTGGAACATTTGTAACGTGTAACATACCTCTATGCCATGCCCCATATTTTGCTTTATATCTAGAATGAAAACCTCCTTCTTTTCTTAATGCTAGCTTATATTTACCAGCAGGAACTCTAGTTTCTCCTCTAACTTTTTCTTCTCTTTTCTCATCTTCTAAGGTATAACATATAAATTTAATACCGTATTCATTTTCCTTAAAAAGCAAACCAGAAGTGCTATCTTTTTGACTGCTAAATCTTATTACTTTTAATTTCATTATTTAATTGCTATAAATATTTCTACGTCTACATTATTACTTGTAGTTGGTCTAGCTTGAATATTACTCAAATCTAACATTGTTCCAAAACTTGGAGAAGTATCTGCTTCTGCTAACATAACATCGTCACAATCTGATAAAATATGAGAATGCCCTGCTGCTAAAGTAACTTGATATAAGGTTGTGGTTCCTACAACTGCAAGTTCTATAGCATTTGAAGAGTCTAAATTAGTAACTCTTATATATATAATATTCTCTGTATCTAAATAAGGTACAACGTTCTCGCCAGCTGCAGGATTAGAAGCAAAAATAGCTAATGCTGTTGTGGTGCTATGCACACATGTTACGTTCCTTTTATAAATATCACCTACATCAGCGACAGAGGCTGAGTTTATTGAGCCATAATCACACCCATTTAAGATTACTGATTCTTGTAATGTAACGGTAAGTGTTGCCATATATTAAAAGTATTATGCGCTAGCGGTAAACACTTCAAGACTAACAGCATTACCACCAGGATTACATTGTATGCTTGCTATATCTGCCATTGTGCCAAATGAAGGACTTGTGTCTGCCTCTGCTAACATTAAGTCATCTGGAGATCCTAAAACATGACTATGACCAGCAGCTAAAGTAACTTGATATAAGGTAGCTGCCCCAACCATTGCTAATTCTACAGCATTTGTGCTATCTAAATTTGTTATTCTTATATATTTACAATCACCTACATCTACTGCACCAGCAGCTCCATGTACTGTAGCATTAAAAACAAGTACAGTAGTTGTCTGACTAGCTGTACAAGTTACAATCCTTTTTGAAACCTCGTCTATAGATGCAATTGAAAGTGTGTTTGTCCCACCAATCGCAGCACCATTTAATGTTAATTCTTCTGTTAATGTTACTGTAAGTGTTGCCATATTTATTTATTTTTTAAAATATTATTCTTTATTATGTAGCTGCTACAAAAACTTCAACTTTAATATTTTCCGATAATGGATCTACTAATAAACTTTCTAAATCAGTTAAAGAAGTTACTATAGTTGCGTTTGCATCAGATACTGCAATACCATCATGAATCACATGTAAAATAAAGCTTTCTCCTGCTTGAAGAAGATGAGATGCTGACATATTAGCTGTACCTCCCTCACCTCCTGCTATTTGTAAAGAAAGATTACATGGATTAGAAGATTCTAAATTTGTCACTCTAATGTATTTAACATTTTCTAAATCTATAGCGCCATCTGAAGTATTTGTACCTGCCTGAAAAGTAGCAATAGTACAGTCAGTATCATCTACACATGTAACAATTCTTTTAAATACATGATTTATACCTGTAATTTCCTTTGTTATAGTTCCTCCTTGTTGTGAATTATTTAAAACAAGATCTTCTTGTAGGGTAACAGTTAATGTTGCCATTCTTAATTATTGTTTTTGTTAAAAATTTGTTCTTTCACTTTTACTAAATCTGCGCATTTTTCATACTCTTCCAATTCACAAAAATACGAAATTATATTATCAATAGTGTCTTTTGTTATCACTTTCTTTACAGGATTCCATGGTAAGGCTCCTCCATTATAATCTATTAAGTCTTCATAAGTTAGTTTGTCTATTAAAATTAAATAAGCATTCATCATAGCTTCTCGATACAATTCTTCGTCATCTATTTCTAATTTACTTTTAAACTTATCCATTACTTTTTAACTTTTTCAAGAGATCTTCCACCAAAATAAGCTCCTATTACTGTAATCAAAACAAGCTGTAATAAATCTACCCAACTTGCTTTTACTTCAAATTGAATAATACCAGCATCTATAAAAATTAAAAGCACTGTGCTTACTACAAGAAAAATTAAAACCATAGGTCTTATATTTTTACTAAGCCATGAATCAGATTGCATATCTACCTTCCATCTTTCAGTTACTTGCTTTTGCATTTCAGCTTCGTAACCCATAATCATGTCTTTGATTTTTCTTTCTGCTTCTAACTTTTCTTCTTTAGTAGTAGTAAGATTGTCTAATACACCTCCTACATTTTTTACTAATTCACTAGCTCCAGAACTAAATATTTTACCTAATACACTCATTGTTTTATTATTTTATGATTTGATATTTTACCATTATAGTTTATCATTATATTATATATACCTTTGTTATATGTAGATAAATCTATTTTGTTACTTTCTTTTACTTCTAAAATTAAATCTCCTAAAATATTATAAACTTTTGCATCTATAATATTATTTGTAATAACCAAGCCACCAGTAGGGTTTGGATATAATAATATTAAATCTCCTCTTGTTTTTAAATCTGTTCCTTGCGGCCAACCATCAACACAATGATTATATGTTAATTGACATATATTATCCCATTCATTTTCACAACAATATGGATCTACCTGTATTACCCACGCATAACAATCATCATTTAACCAATAAGGATTACCCGCACCAGTGATACAACCAGCATCATATAAGCAAGAAGCAGAGTCATTAACATTAGCCGTAATATCATAGTTGTACGCAGTTCCGTCCATACATCCTTCAACCACAGCCACACATGAACCATTATCAGTATTAGCTGTTGAATCATAATTAAGAGCAGTGCTATCGGTACAACCATAAATAAAAGGTATACAACTAAAATCTTCAGTATTAGCGGATGGGTTATAATTGAGCATAGAAGGATCAGTACAACCGTAAATATAAGGAACACAAGAATTGTTATCAACATTGGCTAAAGGATTATAATTAAACATTGTGCTATCTGTACATCCATATATTGGAAGTATGCAGCTAAAATCATCAGTATTACAACTATCACAATAATTCAAAGCGATAGGATTAGTGCATCCATATATTATAGGAATACAGCTACCATTATCTACGTTAGCTAATGGATCATAATTAAATGCTGTACTGTCCATACATCCGTATAATATAGGTATACAACTTCCGTCATCTGTATTACATGTGTCGCAATAATTAAATGCTACTGGATTTGTACAACCATATATATAAGGAATACACGTTCCGTTATCTGTATTAGCAAACGGATCATAATTCCACATTGTTGAATCTATACATCCGTATAAATATGGTATACAAGACCCGTTATCTGTATTTGCTAATGGATTAAAGTTAAACATCATAGCGTCTATACATCCATATATTATAGGCACACAAGAACTATCTAAAGTGTTTGCTATTGGATTATAGTTAAATGCAATAATATCTGTACATCCTAAAATAATTGGAACGCAAGAACCGTTATTAGTATTTGCTAAACTATCATAATTAAAAGCTGATGCATCTGTACAACCAAATACAATTGGTATACAAGAGCTATCACTAGTATTAGCAGCAGGGCTATAATTAAACATAGTGTCATCCATACAGCCATATATAACTGGAACACAAGCAGAAGAATCATTAGTATTAGCAGATGGATTAAAATTAAATGCTGTAGAATCCATACAGCCTATTACAATTGCTACACAAGATCCATCATCTACATTAGCAAGAGAATCATAGTTAAATGCTAATGTATTAGTACAACCAAATACTTTTGCTATACATATATCTGGCATATTAGCTACTGAATTATAATTTAAAGCAGTAGAGTCCATACAGCCAAATACTCCTTCAGTACAATAATCACCACAATATGGAACTCCATTATATCTATAAGGAAACTGAAGTATTGGGTCTGTCCATGCATTAGTCCCACCTGATATTGTAGTGTCTCCTTCTGGCCCTATTAAATAAAAACCACATTGACTTGCTGTTGTTGCTGCATTACCTGGAGCAAAAAACATTACTTCTACAGGGCTCATAGCACTTAAGCTAATAGTAAATGATTGAGAGTACCCATCATTTGGCCCCATTTGGAATGGGCCTAATGCTATAGTGTCTTGTAATATACCTAGCCAACTACCAAACCAACCATCTTCTGCCTCATCTGTTATTATTAATGTATATTGACATTGGGGAATAATTGACATTGTATTTGCTAGAGAATCGTAATCTGGCGATGTTGAATCTATACAACCAATTATCACTGGTGTAGAACAACTACTATCATCAACTGTAGCTTGAGGATTATATTCTGTAAATCCTGGCGTTGTACAGCCATAAATAATATTAGGCGTACAAGGCGCTACTGTATATATTGTAGACGTATCTGTACCAAAATTAGCATTTCCTGGTAATAATGAATATATTGTATCTCCACAAAGTGTTTGTACTAATACTGTTCCATCTACACCTCCATAACATGATCCACATAAACCATCTCCAAAAGAATCAAACATAGTAAACTCTATAACAGTTCCGTTTGGAATACAAACTTCGTTTACTACTGGAATACCTACTTGAGTAAAAGAAGATGATGCTGCTAGTACAGTTCCTGTTGTGTCTGCTATCTCCCAAGATGTTTCTCCTGGATATGTATCTGGTATTACAGTTACTACTATATTAGATTCTCCAGCTGAGCAATTTGCTGGAGGCATTTGACAAGAACCATCATTAACGTTAGCCCATGGATTATAGTTTAAGGCGGTGGGATCCATACATCCTGGTATACACTCTGTAGTTGTAACAACTAAAGTATCTGTTAAACTTGAATCAGCTAACATACCTAAGAAATAATATGTAGTATTATTTTGAGAATTACTAAATATTACACCTGTATTTGACCAGTTTGTAGGATAAGGATACCAAACATTTCCTAATGTGTTTGGATCTGTTGTTCTAGTATAATACGCCATTCTACAACTAGGATTCGGCATATTTGTCCATCTATAATGAACTTTATTTTGAGCTCCTTGACAATAATTTAAAACATAAAATGTATCTAAACCTGTGCAAGGTGGGTAAATACATGATCCATCGTCCCATCCAGCTATTGAATCATAGTTAATTGCTAATGGATCAGTACATCCTCCATAAGGAGGTGGGCAGGGTAACAAGTTTATTGTAGTGTCTCTTAAAAAGAAGCTGATGCCTTGCAACTGCCAATCAATCATCATTCCTTGACAAGTATTCTCCATCTTAAACCAAGACGGTAAATTAGATGTCCATCCATCTCCATAATTATCTGTTAATGATACAGTATAATTACCAGAGTTTAATTGTATAGTTGTGTCTAAATATTGATAAGATACTGTTGGTTGATGATAAAACACTTGTTGTCCAGAGCTGTCATTAACCATAAAGAAATTAGATTCTTGAACACCATAAAAATCGTATTGTACTTTAAAGTTTACCCAAGTATTTTGTCCAAAAGCTACATTAAAAAATGCGCCTATTGCTATTAAAAAGACAGCAATGTATATTGCTATCCAGGGAAATAATATTCCAGGTATTTTTTTCATATTAAAAATCACTCATTATAATTTCATTAATAACTTCTTGCACATCCTCTTCTCTAGCCATCATCTTAAAACTTAAATCAGCCTGAAACCTTTTAATTTCTTCACCATCATTAAGAATTATTATAGTAGGAACAACAACCACATTATGTTTCATTTGAGAATCTGAATCTTTTCCTATATCTATAAAACTCTTTTCACAGTCACTAAGATTTTTTATCCATTCAACTTCATTAGACTTATTCCATTCAGCATTAAATTGAATAACTTTTACTTGACCAAATATTGTGCTACTGATAAATACAAAAACCATAATAAACACATACGCAACGTAAACTTTCCAAGTATAATTTGTTTTATTCATAAAGCTTGTCTTCTATTTTTTCAATAGATTTTTTAATTTCTTGAACATCTTCCTGAGTAGTCATAATAGTTTGTCGTATCATTTGATCTTTCATATCAAATTCCATTCTAGTAACATCTGGTTCTGGTGGTACAGGTAATTCCCTAGCTTCATCAATATCAGCCTGTAACATAAACCACATACTAATAACTGTTGCCATAGCAAATCCTATAGCAATAAGTGTTTTAATACTTACCTTAAATCCTGTATCTTCGTTTAATTCCTTTGCCATTATTCAAACAACATTTTAGTTACTATTCCTATTAAACTAGTAAAAAACACACCAAGCCATATCCTAGCAGATTTTCTAAAACTAGTATTCCAATTTATACGAGCAACAACTCCATCATCAGGATCAAGAAGACGTTTTTTAATTTCTCTAATGTCTTTCTTTAATTCAAGAATTTCTTCGTGAAGTTGTTCGTTAGTCATTCTCATTACAATTCAAATCCAAAGTTTAATATAATAAACCTATGTTCTACTTTTGGATTACAATACAATTCTAATATTGTAAATCTTCCAAGTCTGATAGATATATCATATATATTATCTTTCTTATTTCCTTGTCTCCAACTATTTATCCAATTCATTTCTTACAACATTTATCGTGTCCACACTCACATACACACCAGTTAAAACATACTAATCCAAATGTTATAGCTTGAAACCATTTACAAATTTTATTTTTCATAATTTTATCTTTTTCCGCCATGATATTCTACAGCATGACCTTCTTTAATTAATAACTGATTTAAACTTTCCATCGTTAGAACTTCTTTACCATCTACAGTGTCTAAATGAAGCTCTCCGAGACATCTACCAAATTTACCTACTCCATGTGAAGTAAGCTGTATCCTATTACATCCATCTAGCAATTGACATACTCTATCTTTAGCAGCTAATCCTTTAGCTTTTTCTTCCAAGTCCCTAGTACGTGATTCTGGTGTATTTATCCCCATGAATCTTATTCTTTTTTTGACTGATATATCAAAACCTAAATCTATATTAGCATCAATAGTATCTCCGTCAATAACTTTTACTACTTGGATGTTATAGGTATACATAATAATATTACTTATCTAATAATTTATATAAAATTACTAAAGCTATTAAACCAACAACACCATTATTTCCTAGCATGTTGATAATATCCATAACATTAGTAATTACTGACATTCCCATTACTGGGCTTCCAAATAAAATTTCTGCCATTACTCCAAAAGACATAAGTCCCATAAATAATGTTGTCATTTTACTAAAGAAACCGCTTACCATACTAAATATATTATCCATTTTTTTAATTATTTAATTAATACTAAATTAGAATACGACATAATTAAGTCCAAACTTAAAGTCGTACCACTCCCTGTTCCAATACTTATTGTACTTTCCTTCTACAAAACTTCCTAATTGTTTATTAAATTTATATCCAAAAATTAAACCGCCTGAATAATCATACCATTGTTTACCATCGTTATAATTGTGATATGAAAATTCTCCTCCATCATTATAATGCCAAGGCATAAAATTTAACCACGTATGCAACCAAAAATCTTTTTTATAATGATAAAAGTCTAATCCTAAAACTAAAGACTGTTGCATTTTTCTATCTAATTGATTTCTTTTTTTATTTACATAATCTGCTATTACTTGAGGTATAACTATTTCTTCCCATACCTCTACAGATGTAGCAACAACATTACCAGCAGGATCTTTATATTCAGAATTATATACATCTATATTGTATCCTTCTTGTATTGCTAAATATGTATAATGAATGTTACCATTTGATAATAACCACTCATCTAAGGGGTTATATCCATAAGGCTCCGAAAGTCGCTGAGAAGCTCCTATATTAAGCGACAGCTTATTATTTAACTTATATCTATATCTTTCAGAAACTTCAAAATATTCTATATCTGCAAATCCATCTTGCAAATATTCTCCTTTTAAAATATACCAATCTCCTACATATCTTATAAAATGATTTTGATCTAAATAGTTTACCCCTTCTTGTCTTTTATAATCTAACTCAAATAAAAATTCTAAACCAGATACCTTCCCTATAGTAGCTGCGTCAGACCAAGATTTTTCAGTTCCATCATAAAATGTATTAGCTCTATTTTCATAACCAAATCTTGCTATCTTTCTAATACCAAAAGCAAGATTATAATCATAAGGAGTTTCAAGTGTAGATGTTTTTAATCCATTTGAAATAGAATACTGATCTACATCTGATAATGATGTACCGCCACTTACAGCTCCGTAAAAAGTAGAAAACTTAAAAGCTTTTTTGAAAGTTTGCGAATTTGCAGTAAAAAAGAAACACCACAAAATTATTAAATATAATAACTTTTTCATTTTATTCGTCTTCAATATACCACTCACCACTTTCATTGTCTAAAATAGCAAGGATTTCACTGTGCGTATATTCTGTTTTACCAGTTAAAAAACTTGGAGTACTACCTTCAAATTTTACAAATGTTTTTGTGTTGTCATTGTTATATCTAAGCATAGGAGCTGAATGTTCTAAAACCTTGTCAAAATCTATTCCGTTAACTTCACCTGCATCTATTATTACGTATTTTCTATTTTCGTATGTCATGTTATTTGTATTAAGGTGTATCTATACTATATATCGCTCCGTTTATTGTTCCTGTATGACCATTGCCTGAACTATCATGCGCTGAAGTACCAGTACCTTTTTCAAATCTCCAATGAGCTATCAAGTTACCAGCGGCTCTATAAGTAGCTAAATCTTTAACAGCTCCCCCGTTATATAAATCTGAAGCAGAAACAACTGTATTAAATATAGCTAGTTCATCTAGATTACCTTTAAAAGGTGCTGCTGTTGACCCTGTATTTCTACCAATATCTGCATTATCTATATCATTATCATGAACTGTTATTGCGCTACTATTAGTATTTATTAATGTCCCATCCATATAAATTTTTACTTCATTTGCTGTCGTGTCCCATGTCCCTACAATATGCTTCCAGCCTTGACCTTCTATTTCAGTATCACCATCCTCAATTTGAGCAGTTCTTGTGACAGACCCTTCACTAGACGTGCCTTTATATGAAATTCGCATTTGGTTATTAGATGCGTGGTATATCATTTGTATTATATTGTCTGTGCTACCCGATGATCCTTCTTGTGCTCTAAAAATAAATCCTGTTGAGCTTACTGTTGGTATTTTTACCCAACATGCAATTGTACCTACTTCTTTGTTTATATTAGTCGTAACGCTATCTACTTCAACAAAATCATTTGTTCCATCAAACTCTAAAGAATAGTCATTAGAAAACATCTCAACTAAACTAGCAGAATCCTTAACGGTTTCGTTTCCTAATCCTAACATATTAATATGCTCTAGGAGCAAAGTAACAAATACATTGACCGCTATGAAGCTCTACATAATCCCATCTTCCATAAATAGTAATACCTTTTGGAAATGTATGAGTTGTTGCTGCAGATCCTTTAATCACATCAATAGCATTAGCAGCTGCACCAAATCCTAAAGTAGGATCATCATGGTTATTTTCAGCAGTAACAGTACTAATAGAACCAATTTCTCCGTCTATATTTTGCAATTCTTCAAAAACAGTATCTGTTAGACATGTAATAGCTATAACATATCTAGTTGCACTACCTCCATTTAAGTCTACTTTGTCACCATCACTATCAAGTAAAGATGATCCATATTGACCATGAGAAGCATTAAATAAATCGTTTACATTCATAATTTTTATTTTTTTACAAAGTTAATAATTTTATCTGTATCTTACAGACGATTCTTCATCTCTTTTTGTAAAAGGTCGTAAAGCAGGTAATGTTCTGTATAAATCAGATTTCCATTTCTTTTCACCTTTTTCTAGATATAAGCCTGATCTTTCAGCAGTTGCACCTGTTGCAAAATGCCTTGTTCCATGATAAACATTCTTCATTGTCCAATAAGAAGCTGGAGTTAATGTCCATTTCATTCTATCAGGATCAGTAAATATAAATATATCATCTAATAGCTTATCTAACACTCCTTTATCTTTATCATCTCCACCTCCAACTGCAGCAGCCATTAAAGCTACAGCCATCGCTATCTTAACACCTCTTCCCCATTTTTTAATAGCATCTTTTTTATGTTGTGGTAATTTTTTAAATTCCTTTAATGTCATTTTACCCATAATTAAATCTCTACCTACTTGAGCTGCAGCAGTATATGATCCTATTTCTGCTTCACCAAATCTATTAATTGTTTCTGGGCCAAACCTTTCATTTACTAATGTTGGAAACCATCTTGTAAATTGTAGCATAGCTCTTCCCCAAGAATACATTCCCATAAGTCTTTGGTCTACAGGCGAATAACCTCTACCTTGCTCTCTTTTAATTTTATCATATCTTTTAACTGTTTCTTGTGGACTAAGAGCACTATTCTCCATACCTTCTTTAATAATTAATTCCCCATCTTCATTTACGTCATAAGCATTTAGTTCTTGTTCTGTCATAGTCCCTAAAAATGCAGCACCTTGAATCCAAAACTCTGAAGCATTCATTGGCCAAAAAACTATTTCATCTATCTTATTTTTTTCTTTTACAGAATAAATATCATCAAATACATTATATTCATGACGCATTATTTTATTTATTATAGCATGATTTCTTTTCCAGTTTTTATGATCCCAAAATCTTTTTTCACCTAAAGCAAATTCTTTTCCACCTTTAGATCTCATCTGATTATATTTCCCTATTAAAATATTTCCTATTGCTGGTATAATACCAAAACCTAATACACCATATAAAGTATATTTAATAAAAGCATCTATCATTGTATCACCAACTTTTCCAAATTGTTCTTGTTTTCTATTTAAAAGGTATCCATCTTTCCATACTTCTTGAAAATATTTTGCCATTTTCATATTTCCACCTTGCTTATACATTTTAATAAGACCATCAATTAATGGAGACACTCTTTCCATTCCTTCAAATCCTGTAGCTCCTTCAATATGAGAATCGCCTCTAGCAAATACAGAAGCTCTTGCAAATAGTCTACCTATATCACCAAGATTTTTTGTGCCTATATCAGCCATTTTTACTTGTTTAGAGCTAGCAAAATCCTTAAATAAGTTTGATCCTAACATAGCTCTTGCTTCTGCCTTAGACATCCCTATAGGCTTTCCATTTGCATCTTTTCCAGACTTAAGATATTTATATGCTTTAGTTCTTAATTTTTCTAACTCCATAACTTTTCTTCCACCTACTGTTTCAATAGCTCCATTCCTATACATTTCTCTCCACTCTTGAAATGGCATAATTACTTTCTTCCCAGACGGCCCAAGACCATCTACCATAATATGATTAATGTCTGCTGTAGATCCTAATTTAGAATTATATAAACCAAACAAACCTCTATTAGCAAAAGATTCAAATGAATTCATCATCATATGAGGAATGTACCCCTCTTGATTATATTCATATTTTCTCATTAGTTCAACAAATGATTCGTAAAATTCTATTTCTTCAGGAGATAATGCTTTTATTTCTTTTTCGCTTTTTAACCTAATATAATTATCAGGCATAATATCTATCATATTTCTATACTTATATTCACCCCATTTACCTGTGAGAAGCAATTGCATATATTTAGGCCAGCCAACTTCTTTTCTTAATTTTCTATTTATTGCTCTCTCCGCTTTTGATATTCTAGCAACTTGTGCTTTATATGCTTTAACATATTTAGCGTGTTCAGTTTCTATTTTTTTAATAACAGCTTGTGCTGCTGGATGATCCCCAGGTATATTATTAGACATTAACCACATTTGTACCCAGCTAATATCTTCTGTTCCTTCTTTTACACCTGTAACCTTTGTTTGTTGTTCTGAATATCGTATAGCAAGTTCAGTTCCTATAATACCATTTATTAATTCGCTTACCTCTTGCTCATACTGATTCAAGTTCCCATACTCTATAGACAAATTAATAAGCTCATCTATAGAATAATCTTTAATACCGTCATTTTCTAAAGCAATAAGAAATGGAAGAACTTCATTTTCCATCTGTTCTACATAATTATTATATTCTACTATTATAAGCCTTTGTGCTTCTGAATCTAAATTAGAAAGGGTTATTCCTTTTTTTTTTAACCACTCTTCTCTGCTTAGAATATCTACAGTCCCATGATCTGGTATGTTAGATCTTTTTAATCTTGTAGAACCAGTTAATCCTTTAAATTTACCTCCACGTCTTCTTGCTAATTTTTTAATTTTAGCTTGAGCCGCTTTCTTTTCAAACTCAGTTTTTTCTGCTCTTGTAATTTTTCTAGGAGTTCCTCCAAACTCTGGCAATACACCATCAGCGTCAACTAATTTATATTTTCCATTTCTTCCTGTATATTCTAATACAATATATTTTCCTTGACCTTTGTCCCAGGACTTAATATAATGAACTCTACCTGACTCTTGTAAATTTCTTACAGTAACACTGTCTGGTCTTATAGAATTCTCGTAAGGAAAATATTCATATCTATTTCCTTTTTTAATAACATCTTTTGTGTTTGCAACAGGAATAAGTCTATATTGCTCTAACAACAATTCTCTTGCAACCTTATCCATTTCTTGTGAACTTAAAGGATCAGTATTCATTTTATTACGCATAGCTTCTAATTCTGGATTTAATCCTTGCCATACATTATCACTCCATAATACAGCTGTAGTAGCACCTATCCATCTATTATGAATAAAGTCGAGCTGTATAATTGCTTTTTGTAATTCAGGAGATAATTTTGCAAACTCTGATTTATACAAATCAATTTCAGCTTCTGTTGTATATTCATTTATAAACTGTTTATTTATTCTAAACTTTTTATTACGCTTTTCTTTAGTTACTCTATCGTATTGTCCAAGCATAGTAATGCTTTCAGTTAAAAATAAATTAGGATCTTCTTTTAATGATTCTTGTAATATATTTTCTTCTATTTGTAATATTAAATCTTGTTCGTTTTGTAAATCTTTTAGAACACTTAATTCTTGTTGCATTCTAATAAGAGCATACTTACGAGAAACTCTTCCATGAGCAGCCATTGGATTTTGATGTGATGAAAAATCTTTTAATACATTATTCATCATCGTACCTTCATTAGAATCTACTATATTAGATATTTCATAATTCTTAATAATATTATTTAAAGTAAATAGATTATTCTTAATCATTTTATCTTCTTTAAATTTATCAGCAGATTCTTTTTTAATTCTAGATCTATATACTGGTTTACCTTCTTCTTCAACAACAGTTCCTAGTCTTTCAAATCTTTCTATTATTTGATGTCCTTGATGTGAGCTATTAGGCCATGTTTTATAAACATTTAATATACTTCCAAAATCATATACATCTCTACTTACTTCATCTAATGTAGATAATAATGTTAAAACTTCAAGATCATTTATATTATTTGTATCTATTTTAATAGTTAATCCACTTTCAGTTTTAAGTTTCTTTTGAATACCTCTCATTGTAGCTACACGTTTCTTTTGGTTCATGTTTTCAAGCTCAACATCTGCATTTACAGATTCTTTTCCTACCTTCATATCTAACTCTAATAAAGCTTTTTCAGCAGGGGTATAAGTTGTAAACGTTTCTTTGTGTGTAACTAATTTGTCGCCAGCATATTTATTATATAATTTAGCCGCATTACTATTCATTATAGTTGCAATTTGCTCAAATGAATATCCCATTCGTTTTAATATAATAAATTGATTAACTGTGTTTCTAGTTATACCTAATTTATTAGCAAATAAATGTGTTGGATTATCTAATATAATATTCATTATTTGGGCTACTCCAAAATGATTATTAGGATTTTCATTATTTAATGAATTTGATACTTTACCATCTATATCTATTTCAAAATCAAACTCTGTATTATAAAATGATAAATAGTTTAAGTTTCTATTCATTACAGCAGCAATACCAATAAGATTTCTAGCTGGTACATTATCATTAAATATTTCCATATCACCAACAGGAGATAAGTTTTCAGCTTTTACAGCTACATCTTCTTTATTAAGCTTAATATTTGATCCGCTTATAGCTCCACGAACTTCGCTTTCAAATTCTATAGGTTTTAAAATATCATTTCTCATTTTTGGATGAGATAAATATTGTACCATTCCTCTAAATGCTTTATTATATGTTTGCTTCCATTTTTCTTGACCAGTTCTATATTCTGTACTTACAAAAATTGCATCTCCATCTAAATCTGCCCCAATCTTATTTGTAAGTTCTGCTGGCATTGTAATTGCTGATCCTGATTCTGTAGAGTGAAAAGATTTAATTACCAACACATTTGTGTCAGATAGTTTAGATGCTGGTATTCTTGTTCCTAAAACAACATCACCAACTTTATATCCTAACTTCTTTAGAGAAGCAGGAGCAATAATTTCTGATCCAAATATAGCCCCCATATTAGTCTGTAAACTTTGATGTGCTTTTAATGCGTGTCCTGCATCTGATGTTTGATACCCTATAGTTCCAGCTCCTTTAAGCTTTCCTTGCCCATTTAATATTAATTTAGATCCTGTTTGAGCAATAACGCTAGCCCCTACTGAATTTTTAATAATATTTAATTTAGGAAATAAAGCAGAAGCTACATTAGTTAATTTATCTACAGGATTACCAACCCAATTACCTAATCTTTTTAATATAGATTTATCTGACTTATCTAACGCTTTATCATTATTTCTATACTTTTCTTTTATTAATATATCTCCTGTTTCTGTATTAGATTTTTGCTGCATTGCATTAGTAAGATTATTAATAACGCCTTCAGCTATAGATTGTGTTTCTATATCATTATTAGCGTTAATCATAATATTACCAAACATCTGTACAGGTAAAGGAGCTTCTGTTCTTTCTTTATCTAATATAAGTTGAACTCCGAAATTCTCTCCTGATAATACTTGAAATTCACCATCTTCATTTGTAAATAAATCTTTTTGTATAGAGTCTATATTATTATGATTTACAGTATCTTCTCCTATAGTATGCATTGCTTTATCTGTATCAAATCCAATTTTAACAGCTGAACCTGCTACAGCAACAACAAAATTACCTTCTTGCCTTTTCTTTCTTTCTTCTAGAACTTGTTTAATGTTTTGTAGATGTTTACTATCTCCAACAATAGAATCTGTTAATACAAATGTATTACCTTTAAGATACATAGCGTCTACATTAATAGATTGATCTTTAGGTAAGATATGATTTGGACTACTTCCATAATAAACAAATTTGAAAAAATTACCAAAGTCATTTAATAACCCATAACCAGCTTTAGCTTGTTGTGCATCTTCAGGAAGTATATACATAGCTCCATCTGTTGCGTTAGTTACAAATTCTGGATTAGGATTACCGTTTAATAAATATTCTTCTGGAAGTTCACTAAGAGGAATAAAGCTATTTGAACCATTAACTTTATATAAGTCTTCAAACATTACAGTTTCTATTTTTGCATCTCTATCAAAAGGTATGTGTCTAGCTATAGCTCCAGATGCACGTTTAGAATAATCAATAGCAGTTTTACTATTTTCATGCTTTCCAATCATAAGTCGCTGTGCTTGTATACGATTCATAGCATAGTTAAGAACATACATTCTTAATTCATTATCTGCATTTGATTTGAATTGACCATTATTTGTTAAAATAGAAGAATAATTCTTTTTGCCTTTATAAATATGTATGTTTTCTTGTATATGGTTTTTAATTTCATTTATCTTATCTCTAACCCATATATTATCAATAGAGCCATCTTTTTTTAATACAGGAAATACAGCGCTTCCATCTTTATATGTTTTGTCTGCTAAATATTTTAACTTATCTAATTCTGTTTTTATTTCTTTCATTGTCTGAAAGGCAGGAGAATTAACATAATATCTTCTAGTCTTTTCACCAAATACTCCAATAGCTTGTTTGTAGAAAGGAATGCCACTTTTAGTATCTTTTATTCCTTTAAAGAACGCTCCCATATCAGCAGCCATAAGCTCTGTTCCATTCATTCTTACATAATTACTACCACTATTATTAATAGATGAATGCAACCCTCCTAAATAAGACATTCTTAATCTCTGTCCTTCAGCAAGCATTTCTAAAAATACATTACCTTCATTTTCTGCTAATAACTTATCTACTCTATCGAAATAAGCATCTGTTGGATTACCGTTTTCATCTTTTTCATATTCTTGTATTTCAAATACATCTTCTATATTACGCTTTCTATTATGTATATATGATTCTTTATTTACTAAATTTGTAGGATTACCTTCTACATTATTAACCATAGTAATATAATTCTTCATTCTTGAGGATATGATTAATTGCTTAACCAATTTCCTTGTCATATTTTCGTTTAGGGTATTTGTTCTTACAAATCCTTTACTCAACAACTTAGGAACTACTTCAGATAAAGTATAATTAACTCCATTATAGTTTACACCTTTAGCTCTAATTCTAACCCAATCAATCTTATTTTCTGAATGAGGATTAATAAATACATAATTTTTAAGAAGTTGTTCAGCTTGTTTGTCAGTTAGATTGTTTAAGTCTAGCTTCATTAATTCTCTGATATCTTCTATCCTATCATTTTTAATTTGTCTTGGAGATTCTGGATTTACATAAAAATAATTAAACTGATCCATTATGTAATCTTCTAAATTCTTTTCTTCAAAAGCCATAGCTTCTTCAGTAAAAAACTCATGCATACCTTCATTATCTTCTTCTTGGTTATAACTAAATATATCTTCATGTACTCTACCAGAAAACTCTTTATGTAACATCATTAAGAAAGCATCTGCTTTTGTCGGATCATTTTCTAATAAGTTTTCTAGCCATTGAACAAATCTAATAGTTTGCTCATCATTACTAGATCTGATTGTATCAATAAATGCAGAAGGATCATTTTTAGAATCAAAACCTGCCATCATTAAAGTTCCTTGCAAATGTTTACCACCTCTTTGACTTTTCTTAATTCCTGGCTTTTTAGTTTTTGTATCTATACCATATTCTTCATTTAAGAATACTCTAATTAATCTTTGAACTGTTGGGCTTACTACATCATCAATGCTTTTCTTTTTTTCGTAATTAAACTTATCTTGATTACCATGCCCTTCTTCAAAAAAGAAATCAGGATCTGTTCCGAATTGTTTAGTAATCATTTCATCTATAGTTTCTACAGCTTTAGCAATCCAATCTTCATCTGTTAAAAATTGTTCTGCTATTGCAGGATCTAAATCTGCTCTAGTAACGCCTTCTTCTGCAGGACTTCTTTTAATTAAATCTTCTCGTATATCTTTAATAGTTATCTCATTCCAAAACTTTCTAAACTCAGGAGACTGTGGAATTAAATAAGTAGCTACCTTCTCTTCTGCAAATGAAATTATTTTTTCTGTATTTAAAAACTTGCTATTTACTCCCCACCCTTTATTAATCTTTTTAATTGCAGAATCTATAATTAACGGAATATATCTCTCTCTATCTTTAATAAATTGCTCAGCTGTTAAATATTTAGTTTTTCCCGCTTCAGTTATTTTAATTTTTTTACCTTCAAATCCTTTAATATTTTTACCACCTTTATCTTTAAGACCAACTAATCCTAATATATCTCTATTTAATTGGCTTAATATATCTCCCATTTGTTTTTGATACGCAGGATCAATTCCTTTTAAAACATCCTTAGCTAATCTTTTAGATGATTGACTTGTAGAATATGTATTTAAAGTATGTCTTCTTTGTCTTTTATTAACAATAGTACGCATACTCTCCTGAAGAGTAGGAATATCATCTATATCTTTTAATTCTGGATTTTGCTGACGAAGTACTTGTTTAGATATTTCTTCTTTATTCCCAAACTGTCTTTTAATTCTGTTCCAAAATCTTTTAGCATATCCTTTATGTTCTTCTAATTTTTTAGGAAACGTAGCACCAAGCATTTGCTCTAATACTACCTGACTATTTTCTTCTGTAGAAAGAGCCCACATTTCTTCTTTAAGAGCTTCTTGTTTATTTTTGGAAACTTCTTTCAACCAACCATTAGCATCTAATAAAGATTTTAACCTATCATAATCAGTGTTTAATTCTGATCTAGAATATTTTCCAGTATTAAGCTTTCTGTTCATATCTTCTATTAGCTCTCTTACTTGTCTATATTCAGCTTCTTCGCTTTTAGCCCATTTAGTTCTTTTATCTGAAACCAATCTATCCATATGGTCAGCTAAATCTTCTATAGTAAGTGTATGTGATTCTCCTGTCCTAGGATCTGTATAAGTATACATCATTAAGTTAGGATAAGTTTTAACAGTTTCATCCCATAACGGAGTTTCCATTAAATTGTTTACACCTTTCTTAACTGGCTGTGTATGTTTATATGCTCTATAAAATATATGCCCACCATATTCATGAGCTAATGTTTCTTGCCATTCTCTGTCTGCTTTAATAAATATTGCCCCAACAATAGCTTCTCCTAAAACATCAGAAGGAACAACTTTTGTTAATCTATTCATAACTACTAAAGCTGTTTTATCTACTTGTGAATTTCTATACATTTTTAAAAGCCTTCTAAGCGTTGTTTCGTCTCTGAGAGCTTGTATTACACTTGTTCCAGGATCTTCGCTTACAGTTACTCTTTGACTATTATTCCCAAACCTTCCTTTCTTTTTTGGTTTCTTTTTCTTTTTAGTAACAGGTTCTGTGTCTTTATTGTTTTCTTTTATATTATCAAAAAATTTATCTATTTTTTCTGTTTCTTCTTTTCCTTCTCTCTTCAATTTATCATACTTAGCAAATAACGGAGCTGACTCTATCGCTTTTCTTTCTTCTTCTGTTAATTCTGTTTCAGGAAATAACTCTTCTATTGCAGATATAAGCTCTTCTGCAGATAATTTTTTTTCATAATTTTTACCGAAAACCTCTTCAAGCTTTTTTTGTAATTCCAAATTTTCAGGAAATAACTGTTCTATTGCAGACATTTCCTCTTCTGTTAATTCTGTTTCAGGAAATAGTTTTCTCTCCTTAGCTTTTTGTTCTTTTAATTCTTGTTCTACTGCATCATACTCTTCTTGAGTATACACGTCACTTCCTTTTCTTCTTCGTATTTCTTCTATAACCTCACTCGGTTTAATAATAATATTTCTAGGGTCAGTCATATCAATACCCTCATCTATTTTTTTATCAGCTTTTTCTTTCGTTTCTTCAGTAGCAAGTATATTATTTATATCTTGTTTAATAGTTTCAATATCTACCTCACCATTTTTTGTAGGAATTCCTTCAGGAAATAATGAATTAATATCTTCGTCTGTAAGCGTTTCGCCAGATACTTCTTTTATAGTTTCTCTGATTTGATCAACAGCTTCTTGGTTAGCAACAGAACCGTCTTCATTAAATATCTGCTCTTTCTTACCTTCTTTATTTACTTTGATTTTATTAAACCCTTCTTGAAATGATTTGGCAAGCTGACCAGTTGTATCTGCAATTTTAGAAGCAATATTTCTTGCTGCTTTTAATGCTTTAGACGAAAGGATTCCAGCAGCTATTGCTACATCACCTGTAGTTTTTACACCACCAACTACACCTTTAACAGCATCAACTCCTTTCTTAAGTAGGTCTTTACCTTTCTGAATTAAACCTTTACCTTTTTTTTTAGCTTTATCTTTAAAGAATGAAGTAACCCTTTGTTTAATAGATTTTCCTTCTGGAGAGTTTTTTAAACGATTCATCTCAGCTAATATATTTGATCTTGTTTCAGTTATATTATTAGCCTTAAGATTTTCTATAGCTTTTTCTCTATATTCATTATTTAATGTTTCTTCTTGCCCTTGCATTGTCCATTTCTTTTCTAATTCAGGGCTTAATTGTGGAGCCTCTTTAGAAACAAACGTACCAGGTTTTACTTCTTTAGTAACTACTTTATCTTCCTCTGTAGTAACAGGCGCTTCTTTAACACCTTTTCTATATCTTCTTCTTCCTTGTGGAGCTGACTCTGTAATAACACTATTTATAATAGCTGCTTTTAATACTTCTTTTTCATTTATTAAATTTTCTACCGCTTCTATTTCAGCCTGTTTTTTTAATTCTAGCTTTTGAATTGCTGCTTCCTTTTGCTCTTGATTCATTCCTTTTTGCTTCTTAACTGCATTAACGTTTTCTTCATAAGCCTCATTTATAGCTTCAATATCATAAGCTGCATCTAAAATTGCATGCTCTGCAAGGAAGTAAGCTTCTTTTTGGATATCAGTCATCTCTTCTGAGAATTCCATATTATTCCAAGCTTCAGTTGTTTTTATTAAATTCTCTTGATATATATCGTGTGATTGTTGATCTATTTTTTCTTCTTGTAACAGCTGTGTAAGATACTGACTCATCTCTTCAGTCCTTCCATTAACAGCAGCATCAGTTGTTACTAATCTAATAACTTCTTGCTTTTTTTGCATATCAGTCATATCAGAATTTATAATAGAGTTTAAAGCCTCTTCTCTTTCTTCTATTATACTTTGTCTTTCTGCCATTGTATTGATAAATGCTTTACCGCCAGGAACAATACCTGTAGCAAATGCAACACCTCTTACTTTCATTCCTTCAGGAGAAGTAAAGTAATCCCAATATCCCATATAGTCTCTACCTTCTCTTTTTCTTATATTTTTTTCTACTATCCATTCTTGATATGTTTCTTGAAACTGCTCTTCCATACCTTCAGCACCACCTACACCTGCAGCTATAGCAAAAGGTCTTAGCTTTTGAGCAAATGTTCTTTTAGCGCCTTGCATAGCAGCCTTTCCTAATGTTCTTGAAAGAACCATTTGTCCAATTCCTGCATAAGCAAAGCCCCAAGATAGCATATCTATTGCCATATATAATGAATTTTCTGCCCATATATTTGCAGCTACTAGTCTTGAAGCACCATTACTTAAACCACGTTCTCTTGCCTCTCTATATCCTGCACCAGCAACCATAGCACCATCAACAACGTTCATAAATGAACCACCACCTAATCCCAATCCTGCTAATTTTCCTGATCTTGTTAATACGTTACCAAGTAATGCAGCTTCACCAGTCTTTTCTACAGCAGCTAATCTTCCAAGTAATCCTGCACCTTGCTTTATCTGTACGCCTCCAGCAGTAACTCCTGGAACAACCTTGCCAGACTTAATCATTTTTTTCATAGATTTATTTAAAGCTGTTGTTGCAACCTTACCTACTGCATAACCTCCTGTCATCATTGCAAGCAAATTAGGAAGGACTCTTGCAACTTCTTGTCCCCAAAAATCAGGATTTCCTAAATCTCCCCAATTAAATTCTTGTATTTCTTTAGGAGCATAATTTACAGCATAGTCTTGAAATGGTTTACCAAGAGCTCTAATTGAATCTCCAATAGGATCTGCATAATTTAATGTCCATCCAGTAAGTGGATTAACAGCATTAGCAAATGTTAATACATCACCTACTTGCATTATTACATCACCAACACCAGCAACAAATTGTCTCCCTGTCCTTTGTTCAATAGGCATTAAAACATCACCTACATCTTCAGGTATTATTTGTCCAGGAGCAGGCCCTGCAGCCATCTGTGCAGCTAATGGACTTTCAGCAGCAGATACTTGTTGAGCAGCTAAAGCATCTAACTGTGAATCTGTTGTTCCTGTTTCTTGTGCTTCTTGTTGTTGTAATAAGGCTTCTTCTTCTCCTAATTGATTAAAAGATCCAAACCCAATAGGTTTTTGAAATTGCTGATCATAAGACTCAATATCTTTACCTGGTACAGATACGTTTCCTTTAGAAAGGTTTTTAACAAAATTTGGCATATTATTCTTTTGTGTTTAATATATCTGCCCATAAGTCAGCAGATCTTTTTACTTTTTTTGCAAAATTAAAATTATTTGTTTCCATTAGCTTATAATAATTAGACACATTTCCTCCTTTAAGTACTTCAAACCATTCGGCATTATTAGGATGTGCAACAAATTTACTAAAGTTTGCTATATTATTAAGTAATTCATTTGCTGGATCTTTTGATTTTGGATCAATACTTTCCATCATTTCTGCCATTAATAAAGGATACATATGTTTAGGAATACCATTAAGTTCCATTCTCTGTTGTAACGGATTTCCAAATGTGTCCATTAATGTCATTACAGATTCGGGAGATCCATCGCCATAAGCTTTAGCTATTTTCTTTTGACTCTGAACTATTCTTTTATTTTCTGAAGACTGTTCATTTATTTTATGATAAGTATCTATATTTTGATTTCTTTCAGTAGCTAAATCTTCATTAATATCCATTGATTTATTTATTGCAGCCCTAAACATATCTGATTCAACGTTAATTTCTTTATAATATAAATCATCTCTTATTAAGTCAGAATCTCTAAGCTCTGCAATTACCACAGGAGCAACCTCTACATTACCATAAAGCTCTTTCATTTCTTCTCTTTTATCTTTATCTTTTATATCAGTAATTAAGAATGATTCATATCTATTTGTTTTAGGATTAAATCCATATCCTTTATACCCAACAAACATACCTTGATAGT